TACATGGCAGTCTATCTACAAACTTCCAGGCGAATGGTTCTCACAGTTTGGATTTGTTGTTGGCGACGAGGCACATACCTTTAAGGCTAAGTCTCTTGCATCTATCATGGAAAAACTCCGTGACTGTAAATATAGATACGGTGCGACAGGAACTCTTGATGGTACGCAGACGCATAGATTGGTACTAGAAGGATTGTTTGGTCAAGTGTTTAAAGTCACTACGACACGAGAACTAATTGACTCAAAAGCCCTATCGGACTTAAATGTCACCGTATTATTATTGAAATACTCCGAAGAGACTCGTAAAAAACTAAATAAAGTTAAGTACAATGAAGAGATTGATTTCATCGTTACCCATTCGGTAAGAAATAGATTCATTCGTAACTTGGCGATATCGCAGGAGGGTAACACACTAGTTCTATTTCAGTTCGTGGAGAAGCATGGTGTACCACTTTACGACAGTATCAAATCTAAGCTTGACACAGTACCACGCAATCAGCGAAAAGTATTTTTCGTCTCTGGCGCTACAGATGTGGAGACTCGCGAAGGGATTCGAGCTATTACAGAACAAGAGTCTGATGCTATTATCGTGGCTTCTTCAGGAACTTTCTCAACTGGAATCAACATTCGCAACTTACATAATATTATTTTCTCTAGCCCATCCAAGTCACAAATCAAAATCTTACAGTCTATTGGTCGTGGCTTGCGTAAGTCAGATGATGGTCGTGGTACTAAAGTATTTGACCTCGCTGACGACTTGCATTGGAAGTCTCGCAAAAATTATACTTTGGAGCACGCAGCCGAACGTATTAAAATATATACTAAGGAAAAATTCGAATATAAGATAATAGAGGTAGAATTAGATGAGAATAATGAGTGAAGATTTACGTGAATATATAAGTTCACTAGATATACACGAGGTTAGGTTAATCTCTGGCGAGCATATCCTAGCTGAAATTATTTTTCAGAGCGATGATGAGTACTCTATCAAAGATCCTATCTTAGTAGAAAGAATAATAGGTGAATCCAGAACAGCATTTATAGAATGGATGCCATATGCTGAAGAACAGTATATGAGTATAGATAAAGCACACATTATATGCTCCACTGAAGTGGACTTACACTCCAAGATTCATTTCTGTCGTATGGCGACAGCTAATAAGGTAAGACGTGCTGGAATTTCTGGCAATATCCCTGATGGGGAAGATATCGAATTGTTTCGCGAACTATTGATCGCTGAGGGACATAGTAATGATGAAGAAGAACCGATGTGGGTAACTTCTGTAGATACTAGTGTCAAACATTAATATGGGCTACTACCTTTCCCTGAGCACTTCTCTATTATACCACAATAAGTAATTTCTGACAAGCATTATTTTGCGCTTGTAATTAATTAGTTTTTATGTTATAATGTCTATATTATTAATTGATTGAAGGAGCATTTTATATGTCTCAAGATAAAACTAAACGACCCCATTATGTAAATAATAAAGAGTTCTCTCAAGCTGTAGTTGATTATGTCACTCTAGTTCGCAAAGCAGAGAAAGAAGGTGCAGCAGTTCCGGTTGTACCTAATTATATCGGTAAGTGTTTTCTTAAGATCTGTGATGGATTGTCTACTAAGATTAACTTCAACCGATACACATATCGAGAAGAAATGGTGATGGATGCAGTTGAGAATTGCTTAAAAGCGATTATGAACTATAACATTGACACCACTACTCGCACAGGACTCCCCAACGCATTTGCATATTTCACACAGATTGCATTCTACGCATTTCTGCGACGTATCGCCAAAGAGAAAAAGCAACAGGATATTAAGTGGAAGTATCTTGATAATGCTGACATTGAAGATCTGATGCATTATGACACCAATCAACTTGGACAGATGCATGAAAGCGAACGCCAGTTCATCGATTACCTACGTGATCGTATTGATCGAGTACGCACTCAAGATGCTAAGGTCAAAGAAGGTGTTAAAAAAGAAAAGGCTCTTAAGAAACAAGCTGGTCTTGAGTTGTTCATGATGGATGGTAAGTGATGAAGAATTTAATGATTGTCGGAGAAGGTTTTGTCGGCGGATCCATCCGTCAGGCATTAGAACCTCATAATAATATTATAATTCAAGACCCTCCTAAGGGATATGATAATGGAAACTATCGGGGATTAATTAACCTCGATGGTGTTATCATATGTCTCCCCACTCCATCCGATGACGATGGATATTGCGATGATTCATTAGTACTTGATGAATATTATAAGATCCGCTCAGCATTTTCATTTGTTCCGATCTTATTAAAGTCGACTACCAGTATCACTACTTTAAATCACCTTGAATGTCTAGAAGATACTGGACTAACATTCTCTCCGGAGTTTTTGACCGCTGCTAATGCATATGAAGATCTTATGAATAGTGAACATATGATATTCGCAAACTGTATGCCAGGAGATAATCCATTCTGGTCTGACATTTTTGTACAAGCATTACGAAATGTCACTCCGGTATTCATGCGTTCTTTAGTTGAAGCTGGTATCGCTAAGTATACTATTAATTCTTTCCTTGCAACTAAAGTCACGTTCTTTAATGAGATCTCCAGACTATGCGATGCATTAGGTGTTGATTATAATAGGGTGCGACTCGCTACTCAGTTAGATAGTCGTATTGGTAATAGTCATATGGATGTGCCAGGATCGGATTCTAAGTTTGGCTGGGGTGGAGCTTGTTTTCCGAAAGATACTTCTGAGTTCGCTCTCACCGCTGACGACTCCGGCGCTTCATTAGATCTTTTAAAAACCGCAATTGAATTGAATAGGAAACAGAGACAATGAAAATCCTGATGACGGGATCTGATGGTTATATTGGGTCTCACTTAAAACCACATCTTGAATCTAAGGGACATGAAGTAGATGAGTATCGGGGAGATATCCTAGATTTTATTATAGAAGACACGAATATTCCAGAAATGGTTATTCACCTTGCAGCATTAACTGGTGTACGCAAATCTATTGAGATGCCAGAGCAGTACTACGAAGTCAATGTGATCGGAACTAGGGAAGTGTTCATGGTGTGTCGAGAGTATGATATTCCAGTTCTATTTGCGTCTTCTTCTAATGCAAAAGAAGTGACTAATCCGTATGCAGAAACTAAGATGATCAATGAAATGGACCGTATTCCTAACTCTGTTGGATTCCGGCCTCATACCGTGTATCCTGGTCGGCAAGATATGTTGTTTGAAACACTGAAACGTGGAGATGTTACATATATTAATGGTGGACACTATCGTGACTTCACTCATATCGAAGATTTATGCTCTGCGATATTTACAATTGTGGAAAACTATGGTATACTGAAGGGCAGTGTGATAGATATTGGTACTGGAAAGGCCGTGTCCGTATTGAAGGTCGCTGAGGCGATGGGCTATGCTGGCGAAGTAGTTTATGTCGAAACTCCTTCAGAACGGTCTCTCACATGTGCTAACATCGCCGAGCTGACTGAACTTGGATGGAAACCCACGAAAGATATATTTGATGAAATTCGCAATTCTAAATGACACCCACTCTGGAGCAAGAAACAACTCCGATATTTTTATTCAATATCAAGAGGACTTCTACTCCAAGGTGTTCTTCCCATATCTGGAGGAGCATGGTATCAAACATATCGTGCATCTGGGCGACTACTATGAGCATCGCAAGTTTGTAAACTTCAAAGCTCTACAAGCGAACCGCAAGCACTTCCTTGAGGTGTTGAAGGAACGTGGTATCACTATGGATATCATTCCTGGAAACCATGACGTCGTGTATAAGAACACCAACGAACTCTGTTCACTGAAGGAGTTGATGGGACACTACATGAACAACGTCAATATCGTGATGGAACCTCGTGTGATGGACTACGACGGTCTGAAGTTTGCACTGATCCCATGGATTAACGCCGAGAACTATGCAGAGTCTATGAAGTTTGTGAAGAACTGTAAAGCTGACATGGTTGGTGGTCACTTCGAGTTCGAAGGTTTTGAGATGCATAAGGGTGCGATCAATACGCATGGTATGTCTACCAAAGAGTTTGAACGTTTTGAGTTGGTTATGTCAGGACATTTTCATACCAAGTCGCACAAAGGCAATGTTCATTATCTTGGTTCGCAGATGGAATTTAATTGGGGTGACGACGGTGATAAGAAATACTTTCACGTCATTGATACCGCAGATCGTTCGCTGACGCCGGTGTTGAATCCATTGACCATATTCCATAAAGTACTTTACAACGACGAGAAAATAGATTATAATAGTTATTCCGTCGAAGAGATGGCGAACAAGTTCGTGAAGGTAGTGGTCCTCAAGAAGACCGACCTATTCACGTTCGATCGGTTTATCGATCGTATTCAGCAAGTAAAGACTCATGAGTTGAAGATCGCAGAAACCTTTGAAGAGTTCTTAGGCGATGCAGTAGACGACGCTAAGGTATCTGTCGAGGATACCACTGAGTTGTTGGATACATATATTGAGGCAGTGGAAACTGACCTAGATAAAGATAGATTGAAAAACCTTATGCGTGGATTGTATGTTGAAGCGCAGAATATGGAAATTGTTTAATGCTGAAGTTTAAGAATGTAAAGTGGAAGAACTTTCTATCCACTGGTGATAAGTATACCGAAGTTAGTTTGACTCGCTCGCCCTCAACTCTGATCGTTGGTCAGAACGGGGCTGGTAAGTCTACTATGCTTGATGCATTGTCATTTGGTTTGTTCGGTAAACCTCACCGCAACATTAATAAACCTCAGTTGATCAATTCCATTAACGGTAAAGGTTGTGAGGTTCAGGTTGAGTTTGAAGTTGGTGGAGTTAACTTCAATATTCTGCGAGGTATCAAACCTAATAAGTTTGAGATCTGGCAGAACGATGTTATGATCAATCAAGACTCCAACTCCAGGGACTATCAGAAGTTTCTGGAACAGAACGTATTGAAGTTGAACCACAAGTCTTTCCACCAGATTGTGGTTCTTGGTTCTTCATCGTTCATTCCTTTTATGCAGTTGTCCACCAATCATCGCCGTGAGGTGATCGAGGACTTGTTGGATATTCAGGTATTCACCAAGATGAATGGACTTCTGCGTGAACGGTCTTCCAAGATCAAAGAAGATATGGTTAATGTTAACCATCAGCTGGACATGATCAAAGAAAAGATGGATCTGCAACGTAAGCATATCAAGAACATCGAGAGTATCAACGCCGAGCAGATCGCATCTAAACAATCTTCTGCGACTGAGAAGATGGATACTATCACCGCACTACAAGCAGCGAACAATTCATTGAGTACATTCATCGAAACGCATATGACAGAAACTACTGCGAAGATGACTAAGTTGAATGACAAGAAAACTAAGTTGAACAACTTTAACTTCCAGATCACTGAGAACATCAAGAAAGTTGTGGCAGACGCAAAGTTCTACACAGAGCATGATACGTGTCCTACATGTACTCAGGAGATTGGTGAGGAAATCAAGACCACTAAGATCGCAGAGGCGAAAGCTCGTGCGGTAGAACTCAAGACTGGTCAAACTGAACTGAACAGTGCTATGGATCAGGTCGCCGCTGACATCCTTGATGTAGAATCTTTTCAAACCCAAATCTTTAATAGCCAGTCCCAAATCAATACCAATAATTCTCAGATCAAATTACTACAATCGGATATTGATAAGTTATCTAAAGAAGTTATTGCATTATCAAATAATTCTGGTGATTTATCTGAGGCTACTGCGGAATTAGAAGAACTTAGTATAGATCGGGATATGTTGCATGATGAGAAACTTAATCTAGTTGATTTACGTACATATCATGAAGTGATTTCAGAAATGTTAAAAGATACTGGAATTAAGACAAAGGTAATTAAACAATATCTGCCTGTAATGAATAAGTTAATTAATCATTATTTGCAAGTATTGGATTTCTTCGTATCATTTAATTTAAATGAGAATTTCGAGGAAACTATTCGTTCACGTCACCGTGATGATTTTACATATAGTTCATTCTCAGAAGGTGAGAAACAGCGTATTGATTTGGCATTATTATTTACTTGGCGTCAAATCGCAAAGATGAAGAATAGTGCGTCAACCAATTTATTAGTTCTTGACGAAACATTTGATTCTTCGTTAGATAATGATGGTGTAGATAACTTAATGAAAATCCTAAATACATTAGACGAAGGAACTAATGTATTCATTATTTCCCATAAGGGAGAAATCCTAGAAGGTAAATTCAGATCAAAGATTGAATTCACTAAAC